ATGAAACAATCAAGGAGTTTGAAAAATCTGAGATCTGTACATATTCATTTTTTGAAACAGATTACAGATATTTAGAATTTGTATTAAACAAGTACACAGAAAACGGGATGGTAAATCTCGGTGACCTCATGTCTAGGTTCCCGGGATTTCCAGCCGGAGATCTTAACGAAGTATCAGATGATATCGATCTGTTAATTTACCAGCTAAAAGAAGGTTATATCTACAAGCAGTTAAATAAAATTATACTGGATGGGCAGGGTAGGTTTATAGATGACGGTATACAGTTACTCGGGTATATAGACGAAGGTATACAAGCATTAAAAACACTTATTCCTACAGCTACAGACTATGATGTTATGAAGCACGCAGCTGCTCGTAAAGCTATATATGAGGAAATTAAAAATAATCCGAATGCGTTTATAACGACAGGGCTTGCTGAAATTGATAAACTTATAGGTGGCTGGAACCGTAGAGGTGAACTTGCGTCTGTACTTGCTCGTATGGGTATGGGTAAGACTTGGTTAATTATACTGTTTAGTGCTGCAGCTTGGAAAGCCGGTTTCCGTGTCGGTTTTATAAGTATAGAAATGAGTAAAGATGATATAGGCTTTCGTGTGGATACTATATTGTCTGGATTATCAAACTCAGCTTTACGTCGCGGTAAGCCGGTTGACATGAGTATATATAATTCGTATGTAGAATCTTTAGCAGGAAAAGAAGGATTTTTAGTACGTAATAAGCGTGATTTTAAAGGACATATAACTCCGTCTAAAATAGCAACATGGATATCACAAGCACGACTTGATATTGTATTTTTAGACGGTATCAGCTATCTTGAATCAGAACGTGCTAATGCACATCAAAAATCAGATGCTGCATTAACTACAGATCTTGCTGAAGATTTAATGTCTATCAGTACAGACCTACAATGTCCTATAGTTGTTACTCAGCAAGCAAACCGTGAAGGTTCTGATACTAGTAAGAATCCTAGTCTTGGCTCTGCACGTGGATCCGACGGTGTTAATATTAATGCTTCTATTGTATTATCCATTGCGTATCCTGATGAAAAGCGTGAAACAATGCGTGTAGAGGTTTCTAAATCTAGATTCGGTACTACTGGTGATAAATTCGATTTCGGGTGGAATCCAGATATCGGTTATATACAGTCTAAGGGTGCTGTACAAGATGACGGTGCAGCACCGGAAAGTCCACAGTTCTATGGCTAAGATAGAGTCGTACAGTAGTACACCGCAAACTCGTGTAGATCTACATTCTATAGACGTTGATGCAGTTTTCGAGTTATTACAAAGTAGCACATCGTTCTTTAGAATGTCGTCACGCACGACAGATGATATCGTTACGCAATGTCCATTTCACGGTTCCGGTAATGAACGACATCCATCTTTCGGTATTTGTAATAACAGATTCAGTGATAAGTATGGATTGTTCCATTGTTTTGCTTGTGGAGCTAAAGGTAATATTCTACAGCTTGTAAATCACGTATACAACAAACAAGATGACAGTGAATATGCTGTTTCATTTATACAAAGTGTATCAGATGTAGCTTATACAGACTTTAGAGGTCGTGTAGAATTAAAACCACGTACACCTATGAAAAAGCCAGAGGTTACGGAAGTAGAGCTATTATCTTATCAAGATCAAAAGAGTGATTATTTACAAAACAGACATATAAAACCTATAATACAAAGAGTGTTTAACTGTGGATACGATCCTGTAGATGAATCGGTTACTTTTCCAGTGCGTACAGTAGATGGAGCTGTATATTTTGTAGTACGTCGTAAGATAAACTTTAAATGGTACAGCTATCCTCCTGGTGTTGATAAGCCAGTATACGGTATGTATGAATTTAATACTATATTTCCGAAAGCACATACTGTAGTATTAGTAGAATCTGTAATAAATGCCTTAACTCTGTGGGGCTATCAAATACCTGCTGTAGCATTACTAGGTACTGGCTCACAGACTCAGATAGATTATCTTAACTCTACGCACTTACGTAGGTATATCTTATGTCTTGATGGTGACGCTGCAGGAGCTAATGGTACAGCTAAATTAAAGAAGAAATTACGAGCAAACACACTATCAGTACCTATGCCTCCAGGATATGACGTAAATGATCTCGATGAGGAAACTATGCGTATTTTGTACGCACTAAAGGGATAAGAGGAGAACAACAATGAATTATAAAGTAGTAGGTGCATGTAGGCTATCTAAAGCCATAAAAATACCATACAGTACGTGTGACAGGTATGGTAAACTCGAGTATCAACAAACAGAGCCAGCAATCACCTGGACTATACGTTCTATGGTGTGGAACACTGTTGATATCTTAAATGCATTCTTACTGCTTGACTATGAATTAACAGCAGTGCCTTTTGAGCTAGTAGACGAATACACTATAAAGTTATCGTTTACAGAAGCAACGAGAGGTACTGCTATTTTTATTTTCAGAAAATAACGAAATTCGAATTTAGACCGCAATTTTATGTTATAATATAAGTATAGTATTTTTTAAAAGGAGATGGGGATAATTGCCTAAGCTAATACAAACAGGTTATAATTTCAGATATACATCAACTACTGGCGGAAACGTAATAGATGAAGAATGGGGTATAGAGCGAGTAGCTGCTTATATGTGTATCGTGGAAGCTAACAGAATGTTATCACAGAGGTACGAAAAATATAGAACTTACTGTAGTCGTATAGGTATGACTCTGTATGATGTAGAGTTTTTAGATGATGCTACTAAAGTAGATCTAAATACTCTTATTAACAAGTTCTTACCTGAAGTGCTTGATGCTGATAACGACAATATTAGATTTTTAGGTATGCCTTTAAACACTGCACTTGATGATTTTGAGGTTAAAGTAAAAGCTTTAATCGTAGATGAAGAATCACCTATAGAAGCGTTCGGGCAAGTATACACACCGGATAAACTGCTTACAAGACCTACAGCAGAAGAATATTCTGAGATCGTTGCTAAGAAAGCTGAAAAAGAAGCTAAGTTTCGTAAAGAGCTGAATGACCAAATGGCTGAGGGAGTAGTTAATAAAAAAGTACGTGTTATCTGTAACGATCGCGAATGTGAGTGTCGTGTTACTAAGGAATCGGATAAATATTTATACCTTACAGTATATGATGATGGTGGAGCAGTTATACAGACTGATATGAGAATTTCTAAGACATCTAAAAAGCTTGTATCTAAGTTCCACTAATAAGAGAGATAGAAGAAAAACATTTATTTATGAGAAGGTGAGTGCATTGGCAAATACAAACGAAACAACCTCCAAAACCTATAACATGGGTAGAGTTGTTGGTTGGAGTGCGTACGAAGAGTTTATTAAAGAGCACCCAGATGTAGATACTGATAAATTAACTCCACAGATCTACACAACACTTTGCACATACGGTGTTACTCGTATTGTAGAGATTCCGAGTAATCCAAACAAGTGGAGAAAGCACACTAATGACGAAACAACATTCTATACAACTACAATACAGGTACAGGGTGCTACATTCGGAGCTGTACCTATTGTTGGTATCAATTATGATGCTTATGTAGATGCATTTTATCCAGGACAAGCTGACAGATACCATGAAGCTTTACCAATAGCTGGTGCTAATAAAGAGAATCTTGAGAAAGCATTTAGCTGTATATTTACATGTTACGTATCTGACAGCATCGGCACTAGAGCTCGTTCGTCAATTAGTGACAGTGGCTATCTTACATTTGCAGCTTATCCGGATATTGTAGACTTCCTAGAAATTATAGCAGAATACGGCAATCTTAAAGTTATTGTTAGAGGACTTAGCTTAGTAGGGCTTGATGTTGACTCTCTTTATTATGGACCACAAGGCCTTGTTATATCCTCTGGTGGAGTAGGTGGAGGCGGAGCACCTGTTAAATACTGTGAACAAGAAACTGTAGATATTAGTGCTTTATGCCTTAATGCTTCTGGCTATATTTGGATGAGTACTGGTGGTAGCAATCCTGGTAGCGGTGTAGCCTCGTTTACTAGTCTAGCAAATCACCCACATGGAGATCTTTTAATATCTACATTTGGATATCTTAATCCAGAAATGGTAGAAGGTACTGGAGCATATGAAAATATAGGACAGTATGCATATACATACGACGAATATAAGCATGTACGTGATACGGAAGGATTTCACATTTTAAAGACACAGATAGAGCCGATCGAAGCTGTATCACAGTCTGAACCATATAATTATCTATATCTACTTGATGGACGTCCTTCATACGACACTGCTCCTCCATCAGCTAATCCACTTTATGTAATTCCAGTTCGTAAATCAGATTACTATGTAAATGTAGGTACCTTTGATAACTTTACGACACCAAAATTAAAGAAACCGTTAGATTTATTCCGTAAATTTAATAATGATGATATTGCAAGTAATGTATCTACATTATATATTGCTAATAAAGCTACACAGAACTATTTTGGTAGTTATTGGGCTGCTAATAACCCTAGCGATTGTCAGTTATCTTATTGGGATTCTTCTTCTCTTAAAGTTAGCAATTGGATAACTGTGGACGTAGGCGATCTTGATGATGCTTACTATGATTTTGAAGGACGATATACGGTATTTCAATACAATATAGCTAGTAAAGGTGATTTTATTGTTATAAGCAACCAGACAGGATTAAAAGCCTTAAATGCTATATATCATTGTGTATCTGATCGCAATATAGATGGTGGTGCATATAACTCATTTGTTAGACGTGGTGCTTGGCTTGATATCACACTTCCAGATTGGGTATACAATAGAACATTTCCTGTGAACTGGGAGATAGATTTATCACAAGTCACTACTAGAATTACTAATGGAGTGCTTTATGTAAAAGATACTCCTATTTATCCAGGTGAGCTATTAATCCTAGG